CGCAGAGATAGAGTCTTGTGACATGTCTTCATACTTTTCATATTCAACAGTTGCACCATAGATATTGCTCCCAACGGTATGTCTAGTGTCTGCATAAAACCTTTCTGCATCACTCTTATATGTTTCTACACTTTCTGTTTTATAGTTAGCATTATTAAATGTGTAACCAAACGTGTAGTTGTCATTCCTTGCTGATAAGGAACCTTTGTCTCCGTTCTGAACGCAATCATTTGACTGTGAAAAAGATGCTGTATAACAATTATCATAGTCATATTCATATGTTGTTCCAGTCACATTTACTTTCCAGTCACCAAATTCTTTTTGTCCTTTGACTGATAAATTGTTATAACTATCTTGTTCATCGTTGTCAGTTCTTACACTATCATTCTTTGCATCAAAGTAAGTGATGTTTAAACCACTACCTGTGTGACTTAATAATGTATTGCTACCAAGTCTAAGAATCGATCCGTCTTTAAGATCATCAGTGATGAAAATAGAACCGCCTAAACTACCCGAGCCATATAAGACTGAGTTAGGACCGTTTACTATTTTTACTTTTTCATTACCAGTAGAAAAATCATGACCGAAATCATACCATCCACTACCTGCATCGTTTGCCGGGACACCATTTCTAAAAATAGTTGTGTGGATTGTTTGTGTTCCTCTTTCTGTGTAACCTAAAAAAGAACCATATCCACCTGAAGTTGTTGCTTCGGGTATAATTGATTCTAATACATTCACATCAGTCGAAGGATCCGACTCTGTTTCATATATGGTTGCGCCTATTACTACAATTTCCTCAATCTCTTGTGCTTGTAGTTTATTTGCTACAAACATTAACATCATTACTGCAACTATTGCATAGAATGGTGAAAAGTTAATGTGAAAATTTTTATCTGTTGTGTTCATTTTACTGATATTGGTCTCCCGTTTGTTATGATTATTATTTTGCCATTTTGATTATCGCCATGACATTGTTCTGGTTCTACTATAGAGTTAAATTGCACTAACACAGGGATAGTTTTTTTCTTGTCTGATTCTTCAATTACATCAAACAAAAGTGATTCACCCTTGGCTCTGTGCATATCTAAATTATGCTTTTGAAATGCTTCTCGGCACTCTCTAAATATCCCCATCTGAGATGACTCAGATTTTGTGTGATATGATCTATTCTCAGGAGTTCCTCTTCCCAAGGCTAGATCAGTTACACCCAACTTTACTAACCAATTACACCAATCGTTTATCTTATCTATATCACATTCTACGATATAGTTTGCGGCAAACTCAAGTTCAGGATTACCCTGAGTAATTGGTTTATCTACATTTATACCAAACTGTGAAATTTGATATAAACATTCTGGAGTGTTAGATAATGTTACGTCTGCAAGTAACTCATCCAACACTTTATTAGAACTTACTACTGAATACTCTCCGTCGATACAGACCAACGTTGGGTCTTTGTATTCTACGTTAGTTTGTTCTAATGTTTTAATTACGTCTTTTACTTCGTTATGATACACTGTCGTAAAATAATTAGGCAAGATATCATATGCTAACTTCAATGCATGAGTGCTAGGTTCTGCTTCATATCTTTTACGTTCACTTATCCAAGTCCATTGCTGAGTGTTATCTGTATAATCATCAACTGGAAAATAAGTTGTCATTTCTTTTCTGAATTTAGATATGAATTCTTTTTTGAATGGCACTCTGATAGTCATTTTACCAACACTATCGTCCCAGTCAACATTTGCATTAGTGTACTTGGGTAGACTTTCTACAACTATACACTTCCAAGGTAACTCAACTAAATTAGTAGAGTCATAACCGTTTGTTGCAAATTGCTTCCTATACTTATGTAAAAGTTTATCAAACAGTTCTGCTTGACCTGATGTAATTTGCTTTTTGTCATGCGTTAAGGATTGCATATTAGATATGAATTTGTAATCATAATGAGATAGACTAATGGAAGTGGTCATCATAAAAAAGATGACTTGTTCTTTAGTTGTAAAATCTATATTCATACTGATATTATACTTCCTTTTAACCTATTAACCTACTTAAACGGTAATAAAAAAGGGGCGACCTAAGCCGCCCCAAACTCCTGACACAGAGTTACCTCATCTTCATGCAAGTTGACTCGGCTAACACTTTCCAGTTGTTAACACCTGTCACTTTGAATAAGTCAGCAATCTTAAGAGCCATTCTCATTGAGATTTCTCTAAGTTTGTGAGCATTCTCTTCCATGAAGTCAAAGATTTCTTGACCTTGACCTTCGTTGAAGTCGTAGTCTCTGAACAGACCGCCTTCACAATCTCTGTCCACTTGCTTAATTCTAAGCATTTTATCTCTATCACTGTCGATAGTAAGATTTAAGAAGTGACACCTTGATTGAAGGGCTTCTAAGTGATCCTGCAACTTCTTAGACTTGATGTTTTCAAACTTCAAGTTAGTGATAAAGATACATGAGCCTTTGAACTCAAAACTGTTTGGGATACCTTCTCTATTAAGAAGACTAGAATCAGAGTTCCAGCAAATCCTTCTGCTTTTGCCTGAGTCAAGTGCCGCTTTAAGAATGTTAAGAGCAAGATCGTCCTGAAAAACAGAGTCGCAGTCATCAAACACTAAGACGTTTTTAGAATCAGAATACTTGTAAAGTACTGCGTAAAGACCTAGAGCAGTCATTGCACCTTTGACAACTTCATACCTAGTTCTGCTATTAGTCAGTTGATCGAACAATGAAGCCTTCTCCATTTGTTGCTCAACACCATATGATTTACCTACACCAGGAGGACCTGAAACAATCATTGCTCTAATGTCCCCTGCGATAGTAGCCTTAGCCATATCGTCTAAGATGTTGAATCTAGTTTTGATTCTGTCCATTGCTTCTTCATCAGTCTCAGTGACTACTGGAGCAAGTTCTAAGTTAGCATTTGCCATAATAGGTTTCTCAGTTCCCCATGTAATGTCGTTAATGTTATTAACTTTGATTTTAACATTAGCAATTTGAACTTGGGGAAACTTACCGTCATTTTTGACAGTAATAAATCCACCTCGTTTGCCTTCTGCATAACCCTTGACCAATTCAAATGATTGATCAATGATTGGTTGATTTCTGTACTCTCCGTACTTTACTGTGATAGTCTGTGTCATATTTAACTCCGTTGTGTCAGTTTGTCGTTATAATGTAATTATACTACCATTTGGTAGCAATGTCAAGCCTTTGGGCAAACTTTTTTGAATTATTTTTGTTTGCTTTTTTACTTTTCATACTATCTATTATACGGAAAAAGGACCGAAATGTCAAGCCTTTTTACCATTATTTTGCCATTATTTCGCCTATAAGAATCAATAGGTTACGACTAATCTACTTGAATATCTTCCATTCCAGCAGTTCTGAGACGGACAATATGACCCATTTGCCACTGTTTTGCATCTAATCCTTTCATAATGCCCAAATACTTGTTTCTAAGCAGGGCTACTTCATTGATCAGATACTCAAAGTCTATGACTTCATCTTCACCATCTACATACTTTTCAGCATCACGTGAGGTCAATGCTCGTTGATACTTCTCTAAGTACTTTTGAAAGTGTGTTCTACGAATCTTACGTAGTTTGATATTAAGAAGGTTGAGCACCGCTTCAATCTCTTGTAATTGATTGAAACGATGTTCAGTTATGCCTGGCAGTGCTGATATATGTTTCTCAACATAACCAGTTACCATACAATCCTTTTTACTAGATAATAGTTCAGTTTCGTAATGTGCAATGAAGTCAGGTATTACTGACAGATCATGGCTAATACGTGTATACCAATTCAAGTAATACTCCTAATCCCAATCATCTTCGTTAGAATCATCATAGTCGTCCTCATCCTCTTCCCAGACTTCATCTTCGTCATCTGAAAAGTAAGATAAGGCTTCTTTGATTTTCTTATCGTCTTTAAAGGCTTTCTTAATTTCGTGTGCAGTCATACCTTCATCAATCAAGTGATTGACTAATACATCTGCCGCTTCGTGGACGTCACCGTCTTCAATTGAAGGTTTGATAACTCCCCACACTCTAGCCAAATCGTTTAAATTCATATGCTATTCCTCTACTGTCTCTAATGCATCGTCCTCAGTATTTACTTTGTCCATTGCACTTTTAACTTCAGAGTATTCTGCCATAAGATTATCTAAACAACCATCTTCATTTGCTTCCCAAGGCTTTCTAAACTTGAGAACTTCTTCGCCTGCTTGAGTGATATACTTTAAACGATTACCTTGCTTAGTTAACAAGCCTGATTTCTCAAACAAGTCAACAAGACCTGAGTAAGGATTCATACCTGTTTCATAAGGAATCTTCACTTGCACACCCTCGAAAGGTTTTGCATAACGAGTCTTCATTACTTTACAGCCTGCACGAATACCTCTTACTTCAGAGATTTTATTCCCTGCC